CCTGCGGGCTGTCCTCGCCGTACTCCTCAATGATCTGCTCGTAAACGCTCTTGTCCGTGTCCTCGACCGTGCGGGCGTCGATCTGCCGCGTGTTCCAAAACGCCCGCTTGGCGTTGAAGCACTCGTAGAAGTACCCTTGGTTGCGCCGCGGGTTGCTGAACGCCAGCCAGAACCTGTGCGGCGTGTTCTCCGTGAAGAAGCCCTGCGCCACGTCCCAGATCGTGTCCGGTATGCCGCTGGCTTCGTCAAAGATCAGCAGCACGCCATCTGAGTTGTGCAGGCCGGCGTAGGCGTCGGGGTTTTCCTCCGACCACAGCCGCCCCTCCGCGCCCCAGTACCGCGTGCCCTTGCGCAGGTCGCGCTCCACGATCTCGCTCAACCACTTGGCCGGCGTGATCCGCGTGGCGCTGATCTCCCACCAGTGGCTGTTGATCAGCATCGCCAGCCACTTCGTGATCTCGGCCCATGTGATGCTGCGGAGCTGCGCCTCGCTGTTGGCCGACACGATGACGCTGGCGCCGATGCGCGTGGTCAGCATCCACACCACCAGCCAACTCACCAGCGCCGACTTGCCGATGCCCCGCCCTGACGCCGTGGCCATGCGCAGCACTTGGTAGGCGTCTATGGTCTGGTTCTTGGCGATGTGGTCGCGGATGTCGCGCAGCACCTGACGCTGCCACGCGCGCGGCCCTTTGTGCTTGGCCAGCGGCGTGCCGTTCTCGCCCCACGGGAACGCGAACAGTACGAACTTTTCAGGGTCGTTCGCTATCGCCGGACTCCAGAGCCTGGCCATCAAGCCTTGCTCTTGTTCCGCCGAGAACCGGGGCTCTTGCATCCGTCACCTCATGTACGAGTTCCAACACCCGCGACTGCGCCTGCTCAAGCGCCGCCGTGATGCTGATCTGCTGCGCCACGTCGATCTGCACCTGCTGCTTGGCCACCCAACCGTGGACGTTCTGCAAGATCGCCAGCGCCGCTTTGTAGTCGCCGTTCAGCGCCGCCTCATGCAACACCGCGGACATGGCAAGTTCGCTATCCGCGCGGCCTTTCTGTTCGGCCAACTCCGCAATCGGGTCCAGTTCGCGCAAGCGCCGGTACTCGCTTGGCAACAACCCTGCCGCCAGCGCCAGGTTGTCGCCTTTCAGCCCCCGTTTCGCCGCGTCGTACACGCGGTTTAGCACGGCCTCCGTGGCTTTGACTTCGCGGATGGTCAGCGGGAGCGACTTGAACATGGCGGTCTGAGTATAGCGTAAGCCTTTTCCGTTTGTGTTTGCAAAAATAATTTTTGCTTGTGGCCCCAAAAAATAAAAATTGTCTGCGAGCCCTTCGTTTTTGACCGCTCAGGTCGCCGGTCCCCCCGGCCCCCCGTCCTGGCGCCTGGCCGCGCGCCGTCTGGCGCCTGGGCCGCACGCCGTCTGCCGTCTGCCGTCTGCCGTCTGCTAGGTCATTAGGTCATGCCTATCAGGGTTGATGCCCTAGCTAGCATGGCATCCAGACCATAGGCGACCTATGCCATGTCACGCCATGCGCCTATATGGCCTTAGGGGCGCGAAGCTGCGCGCCGGTGGTCTTGAGGGTATAGGCGGTCATATGCGCTCTGGGCATAGCATATCGAGGTCGCGCCGGACGCGCGCGCCGCCATGCCCATATATCAGTATATACTTATATACTTATATATCTTCTTTTGATTGACAGTCAATCATCCAATAGCCTAGAAAGCATATCTCCCTAGAAGATGAGCCGCGTTGAGGCGCCTAGACTGTCACCTAACGGCACGACTAAGATGATGGCGCCGGATCGCCTAATCCCCTGCGGTCAAGTTAGGTAACGCCATTCCTTGGCAATCATCATACGATTGGCAAAGCCCCTACACTTTACTGGGTGAACGACAATCCCGTACATTAACACCTGTCGCGCGATTCCCGCGCGTAACCTAGGTGACCTAACATGAACAAGTCGGAACAACGCGAAGTCAACAAGCTGCAGCAGTGGCACGCAGCAGGCCTTGTCGACGTCAGCACCCTCGCGCGCTCCATGTCTGCACTCATTCGCGCAGCCATGACAAACCGCTCTAAGGCTGAACTGTCCCGTGTCGCTGCAGACATGAAGTGTGACAAGCACTACGACTTCATCGTCTGACGTCAACCCGCGCGGCCTACGGGCCGCGCATCTTTGGAGCCGCAACATGCCGAAAATATCTGCCGCAAAAACACCCTTGGAGGGGTGGCGCGCTGAAATATGGGTTAGCACCTTGAACCGATGGTTCACGATGACGGGATGCCCGTTCTTTCCGAACCCCGACGACGCGATCGCATGGGGCAAAGATCAACTAGCGGGGCATCCCGCTCACGCCGACGAATGAAATGGGCGCGTTTACGGGCTTGCGAATCCCTTACGACCACACAGTCGAGGGGGAAGAGCTACCACCGGGCCCGCCACATTATCCGGGTCACCACTCCAGTGAGTTAAGTAACACCCCCTACGTTTACCCATGGGGGCGTAAAGAACGCAACGCCTTTTTTGTGGGTCCGTACCCAAAGGAGAACTGACACCATGCGCACCCGTCCCATTGACGTCCTCTTCGCATGCGCCTACGGCGCATCCCTCGGGCTTTTGCTCGCCGCTTTCATTTGATTGGAGTCCAATATGGCAACCTATTGGGAAACCGCGCATACTGAAACCGCCGCAGGTTTCGAGATTGTTCTATCCGTCACCCCGGAAGACATGCCCCCGGATTGGGACGAAACCGAGGAGGAGCGAGCCGAGACACTGCGAAAGATCAACGATGGCGTGTGGGTCTATTTTGTGGCCCGTGTGGAAGCCCGGAAGGAAGGGATCACGCTTGGCACTACATACCTCGGGGGATGCTGCTATGACAGTGTGAGCCAGTTTGTAGCATCCTCCGACTACTACGGGGACATGGTGAAAGAGGTTGTAGAAGAAGCCCGAAAGACCATCGCAAAGCTAACGGACTGACCCATCCGTCTAGGCGCCCCCAACGGGCGCTTATGGGATGCGCCAGCATCACACAGTCCAATCCAATCCACTGAGGTACACCATGCCAAACACCAACAGCCTGATTGTTTACGATGGCCCCTCCACCATCGATGGCAAGCCTATCGTCGTGATCCTGACAGGGCTCGACCAATCCAGCGCCAATGGCAAAACGGGCGATCTGGTGCAGTCTTTCATCATCCGGTCGGACGTCGAGCCTCACACTGCACTCAAGACGGGCGATGATGCCAGCGTATGCGGACTGTGCCCGCATCGTCCAATGCTCGCGCGCGCTACCGGCGACGCCCCATGCTACGTTCGCGTGGGTGAATCCGTGCTCTCAGTCTATCGGGCTTATCGTCGCGGGTCCTATGCGCGCGCATCATCAATTGATCAAGTAGCTGCAGCGCTGCGCGGTCGGAAATTGCGTCTCGGCACTTACGGCGATCCCGCAGCGGCGCCCGTGGAATTGTGGGCGCTACTGGTGTCGCTGAGTGCCGGGCATGTTGGATACACCCACCAATGGCAAGCCCACGGGTTCGACGCGCGCGCATGGTCGCCCCTGGTGATGGCATCTGCAGACTCTGCCGACGAAGCCCGTCAAGCTCAGTCCATGGGAATGCGCTATTTCCGGGTGTCGATTGGCGTGGACAAGGCCCCCCTTGAGGTTACGTGCCCTGCCAGTGCCGAGGGTGGTCGCAAGGCCCAGTGTTCCGATTGCATGCTCTGCGCAGGGACGTCAAAGCAAGCCCGTTCCATCGTCATTGCCGACCATGCTGCCGGGCATGAGAAGCGTGTCATATCCATCCGTTCTATCTGAGAGGTCAACTATGCCTGACGTCATTTTTTCCCGCACCAGTCCATCGGACGGGCTAGCCGTCACGGTAACCGCTGATTGGCCTAGCGGCCGATTCACTGTGCGGTTTACCGATACCGATTCTGGAAACGATATCGAGCGTAGGGTTTATTCAAACCCTGAAGCCGCACAATGGTTCGCCAACAAACTGCTACCGGAGACAACACAATGAAGACCATGCAAGCCCGTTTCCCCGGCCGGTGCGCCCGTACTGGCGCCCCTATCCGCCCCGGTGACACCATCGTTTACGCTGGCAAGGGCCGGGCTTATCTGTCCGACCTGATCCCTGCGATTGACCCGGACCTAGCCCTAGCCCGTTCGATTGACCCTGATCTGGCGGATGCCGACCCGGATGCTGCAGCGCATGCCGGCCGGTATCTGCGCCAGAGTCTCGAGCGTGGGGTTTCCCATGTCTGGACATCGGGAGGGAGGGAGTTCTATCGGAACCGCAAGGGACGGTGTGAAGATGCCCCATGCTGTGGCTGTTGCAATGCATAGGGGTTGACCATGTCCCGCTCCAACCCTATGCACCCCGCCACGCCACCCCGTCCCCGCCCGTGGCCCTTCCCTGCCACGTTACCGGCCCCCGGCCACGCCCCGGACCCCAAGCCCGTGCGCGCGCCAGTGCCCTATCCCGTCAACGCGCCAGCGGCGCCATTTTGAGAGGATCGCAACATGAAACGCTACGCAACTGTTACCGAAACCGTGGTTTACCGCGTGGAATTTGACGCGCCAGAAGGTGCAGACGACGACACGCTCGACGACTTGGCCCACGACGAATGGGAATCGAACCCCGGTCGCAAGCCCGTGGATTACTTTGTGGAAATCGAAACGGTGGAGGCCTGACCATGTACGGACCCGCTATGCCCTGTCTCGACCCTGACCGGCCCCTTAACGCCGAGGAATTGGCCGATGAACGCTGGGAAGCCCGCCGTGCCCGCGTACGGACCCGTGCTCACATCGAGCACCTAGAAACCGCGCTACGCTGGGCGCTTGAACAAATTGAGGATGATCTTTGCCCGGACCACCAGGCCGCGCTGGCGGACGCTTGGTCACTTTTGGAGGATGAATGATCTGGGCCGGCCTGGCCCTGCTGCTGGCTGCTGGACTGATCATCATCCTTGATCTATAGTCGGGCCTGCCAACTTTCTCCTGACGCCCCTCCCGGGGCCTTCAAGCCCGCCCGGCCATAAGCCCGGCGGGCTTTTTCTTGCCTGTCAGCCCTTGACCCGCGCGATGATGTCAGCCGCGCTGGGCTCGGGCAGGTCCACCAAGCGGCGCGCCTCGGACTTGCTGCCGGTCCAATCAGGCGCGCGAAACACATGCTTCTTCGTCGGGTGCTCAACCGAGTAAACCCGCCCCATGTCTTCCCATCCGGCCTCACGGAACGCATGCAGCAGGGCAGGGACTACCAGCTTGATATGGGCCGGTGCACGGGCCTGCAAGCCCTCCAGGAAGCCCTGCCACGGGCCACCGACCACGCCACGGGCGAACAGGCCCACACGGTGCGTCATCTGTTCGACCAGCCACGCCTCGGACCCGCTAAGGCCCGCCTGCAGCATGATGGCCTTCGCCTCAGTCATGGGCGGCGCGGCGCCAGGCTGGAACGTCGAAACATCCCGCGAGTGAAGCCAGGCCGCCACGCTCGCCAGGCCACCGCCCGCGTACCAGGCCCACAGGCGCGCCGCAACGTCAGGGGGCATGATCTCGGCCTCGGACCACAGGACGAACCAACGGCGGTCATCTGACGGCAGACTGATCGCGGCGCGCTCGTTCGAAAACGCCAAGACCAAGAGCCTGTTCGCGGCGTCGTAGGGGTGTAGTCCCTTACGCTGGATCGAGATTAGTTCAGGCGGCGCGGCAAGCAGGGGCTTGAGTCGGTTCTCCAGCGCGCGGCGGTCGGACGCCTCGGGCTGGCGCAGTTCGTTCAGCACCAGCACCTCGGACTCGAACGCATAGCCCCACTGCGAGTTAATCTCTTCGTTCCGCACGGTCGCAACATTCGTTTTCCCCTCGCCACCTACCGCCCACAGGAACGGCGCCCAGAGGGAGTCTTTACCACTGCCAGGCCGGCCGGCGTGCAGCACGCCGTGATTGATCTTGATGCTGGGCTGCTGAACCTTGAACGCCATCACGTTCAGGACATGCTCACGCTCTGCCGGATCCGGGATCATCCGCTCGGCGTGCTCAAGCCACTGGCGCACGGCAGCGTCCGATGCCCCGCCAGTAGCCGCCGGGCGCCCGTCGCGCCACTTGTTGCCGTACACGCCACCGGCCCGGGCCACCAACACGTCATCGCCCGCGCTGTACGCGATACCGTCCAGCACCCGCCCGCCCTTCGTCTGGCGGTGCTCGTCAAAACAAATCGACGCCTCGATTTTGGGGTTCTTGCCGTGGATGCTGCGGCAGGACACATGGCGGAACAGCGCGTTGAAGTTTGTCCGCGTGAACTGGCGCCGCTCGCGCATGTCAAAGTACGCATCATCGGACACAACGTACGCAAACCGGTGCCACCAGTCGGCCTTGTCGGTCCGCGCGGCCTCGGCCCGGTCCACCTCGGCCATGACCTCGGCCACGGCGCCGGCCAGCTCGGGCGTGGGGGTCAGCCGCCCGATGGTCTGCAGCATCGCCTGCTGCAGCAGTTCGTCCCGCAGGCCAGGCGTGTGCTTAGGCCCGCCACGCTCGGCCACCCACTCAAGGAACCAAGCGCTGTCAAGGTCAATGCAGTGCGAGTGCAGGCAGCAGAACGCCCGCCCACTGGGCAGGTAGCGGCCCTCGGGGTTCCCGTCGGTATGCGCCTCGGCGTTGGGGCACACCACGCCCATCCAGCCCTCGGTGTTCGGACGCGACAGCACCAAGCCCTGCTCGGACAACCATGTCGCCACGTCATCAGCCCCGTCATCGGACAGGCGCACCGGGCGCGGCCCCAACGACTCCACCACCTCGGGCGTGACGCCCAGGCCGGCGCAGATCTCGGCCAGCGTGTACTCACGCCCGGGCGTGAACTCCACCAGGCGCGAGGCGAACGCGTCCTTGCCGGGCTTGAAGTTGACCGAGCCAGGCAGTCGGAAATTTCTGACCGGGTTGCAGGCCCCCGCGTCGGTGTAGCCCGCAGCGGCGATGGCGTTGATGGCGCCAACAAACTCCAGTTTGGTGGGCTGGTCACTGAAGACGTAGCCCCACTGATAGTTCCCGGCTGACGTCTCCATGATCCACGTCGGAGCCAGCGGGGGCGTCTTGCTCTTGGTGCCCACGTCGTCCAGCATCATCACCAGCACGTACTCGCAGTTGGCCGCACCGGCTGACGGTTTGCCGTCAATGAATCGGTCGACGATGAACGAGGCGGTGTTACCGAACCACGCCTCACCCTGCTTGATCCGCCGTGTGGGCAGGTACGCCGGCCAGCTTGCTTTGATCGCGCCGTTGGCGTGGAACTGCATCTCCCCGTTCACCAGGCGCGGCGTCTGCCGCACGATGAGCGCCGTCTCGCCAGCAGGCGCGAGCGCGGACAAGTACTCAATGAATTCTTGTGATGTCATTTGCCGTATCTCTCCATTGTTTTGATGCCGATGCCCAGCGGCAGACCCGCCGCCCATGCTGGCGGGTTGGTCATCACCCGCTTCATCAGTTCGGTTGTTCGCGCAGGATCGCTCGTCTCGCAGACAATTTCGTCGTGGACGTGCAGGACCACATCCTCGCCCTCGCGCTCAAGTTCACGCAGCGCATGGCGCAAGATGTCATGCGCCGCGGCTTGCGTGACGTTCTCGCACGCCAGACCCGGCCACAGGCGCGCGCGAGGCCACTCCTTGGCATCAGCGGCGGGTTTCCATGAGGCTTTGGCGTAGCTGATGCCATCCGAGTCGAGTCGCGCGTGGGGGTAGCAGAGTATGCGCCCAGACGGCAGCGCGTACCAGAGATGAGCCCCATCAAACAGGTAGGACACTCGCCCTGCCGGCACCGCCTGACTCTTGCGCCGCATGGCACCCATGTAGGCCCGCTCAAGATCACTCCAAAACAGCGGCGCCCACGGGTTGGCCTTGCGCCAGGCGCCCACCATGCGCTTGGCCTCATGCTCTGGCAGGTTCACGCCATACACGCGCCCCATCGCGGCAAACGCGCCCACGCCACCCCCGAACCCGCAGGCGAGTTCCTGCACCTTGCCGATCTGCCGCTGCCCGGTGGACACAGCGTCCTCGGCCTCGTAGCCGGCCAATATGGCGTCGTATGTGACGCCGAACGTCGCGGCAGCGTTGACGATATAGGCGTCCAGCCCGCGACGGAACGCCTCCAGCTTGGTGTCCCCCGCAGGCGTTGCGGCCAGCCACGGGTTCACGCGGCCTTCAATGGCCGACCAGTCAGCGACGACGAACTGTTTACCCGCTGCCGGGATCAACGCCGGGCGCAGCATCCCCTTTAAGACGTCGGTGACCCGCTTGCCGAACGCAGGAACGATCTGATGTCCACGGCACATCGCATGACGGACGGCCTGCGGATCTTTGGCGACTTTGCGGGCGAAATTGTGGACCTGCAGGCCGTAGCTGGACGCCCGGCCTGTGGCAGCACCGCCAGCGAACACGAACGCGCCACGCACACGGTGATCTTCGACATCCGCAAGGTTGGCCATACGGACGAACTTGGCGACCGATGAGGCCCAGAGGTCATCTGCGCACTGGATGACGGTCGCCGCGTCAGGGGGTACTTCATCGGGGTTCTCCTCTGCTAGGATCAGCAGCGCGGCACGGACGGTTTTGTCGATGGACTGCTTTTCTTCTCCGTCTTTGTGGACCGTCATCAAACGGCGCGCCTCGGGGCCGACCCGCCACCACACCCACTCGCGCATCCGGGGCGAGCGCACCGACGTGATCTCGCCGTCCGTCACCTCGCGCACCTCCTGCTGGATCGCGTCCAGTTCCTCCACAGCGTAGGGCTGCGCGGCCTTGGCCAGGTCTACGTCCACCAGCACGCCGCGGTCGTTGATGCGCTCGTTTGCCCAGTAGTCGGACAACTCCTCGGCAGACAGCGGGCGCAGGGCCTTGCTGATGGCCCGCATCGCACGGACGTCCTGCGCGCAGTAGTGGACCAGGTCGGCCAGGTCTTGCTCGGTGTGCTTGAACGGCGGGATGCAGCACTTGCGCACCAGCGCAGCGCCCTTGTGATCCTTGCGCATACTGGCGCCGGCAAACCGCCCCACGTCCTCCAGCGAGCCAGGCGCGCAGTTGGCGCGGGCCTGCGCGGCGGTGCAGACGAACTGCTCCAGCTTAGGCACGGGCGCGTTGTGGTCTGACCACAGGACATACGTCCAGATCAGCCGCTCAAACGCGGCGTTGTGGGCATAGACGCGCTCACCGGCCAGCACGGCCTGCCGAACTGATTTTGGAAATTCTTGGCTCGGTTGCCAAATTTGCACCTCATCATCGTCATGCGCATACGCCATGCACAACACTTCTGTGCTCGCGTCTTGCGCGTAGTTGTAAACGCCCGCGGTCGTGAGGTCGCAGGCGCTGCGGGTTTCGAAGTCGATCCAGATGGGCATAAAAAAAGCGGGGCCTCTCAGCCCCGCCCCCTTCTCTGGTTAGGCCGCGCGACGACGACGGCCAGGCGCTGCCGGCTCGGCGGCGGGCGCCTCGGCAGGCGTCTTGGCTTCGTCAGCCGCGCCGTCCATGCCGACCCAGTGCTGCACCTTGAACTCGGGCGTGTAAACGCGCCCGTAGGACTTGTGCTGGTAGTGATCCTTCCCGAGAACGATCACCGGCACCGGCTTGGTCTGGTCCCTCTCCACCTGAGTGGCGATCTCGACCGCCAGCGTCTGCACTGCGCGCTTGCCGCCGACAGAAGTCACGGTGTACCGCGCCTCCATGCCGGCGTCTTCGCCGCTGATGCACTTCAGAGAGAACCCGACCTGAGCCTCCCAACCCCGCTTGGCGCCGGGGGGCGCCACGTCGAGTTCGGGCAGCGGCTGGGTGATGCCGACCATCTTCTCGCCCAGCACCTCACCCTCACCCCAGGCGATGAAGCCGTGGACAAAACTGAAGGGATTGACAGCCCACAGGGAGCCGTCTTCCACCTCGGTCTGATCCGCGCCGAACACCCAGTGGCCCGTCTTGTCCATCTTCACGATGACGGTGGCAGAGCCCACGTCAGGTGCGATGGCGCGAAGGGCCGTGGAGAGGGAAGAAACTGCCGGCAGGCCGGCTTGAGAGAACGCAACGATATTGGACACGATTGAACCTTTTACTTCAGTTTATGAAGGGCCGCAACGAGTTGCTGCCCGATGAGCACCGCCGCGGGCCGGGGATCGCTCTCCGGTGCGAGGGTGTTGCCAGACGAGACGCTCACGACCTGATTGGCCGGGAACTCCACGCCGTGCTCCTTGCAGACCTTCTCCATTTGAGAAGGACTGCGCAATTTGGTCTCTTGGTACTTGGTAGGGCAGATGCCGGCGTTCAGCCACAGGACGTGCATCCAATTCTCATCCGCCCACTGACGGGTCGCCCGCTTGGGCACCAGTTTATAACCCGGCACGGGCATGCCCTTCTCCAGCCGCGCCTGCGCCAGCTTGCGGGCGTCAGCGATGAAGTCCTCCAGCCGCTCGGCCAGCGCCAGCGCCTGGCCCAGCGCCTCGGGGTCCACCGTGGCCAGCGCCGTGTGCGTGACGCGATCAACCGCGCCACTGACTTGCGGGCAGATCGGCTTGGCGGTACACCATCGGCAGTGGTCACCGATGACGACGGGCGCGTCGGGTCGCTTGGCGGCTTGCACGGCCACGACCAGTTCGCGTTCGAACTCATGCACGCGCTTGAACGTCGTCACCCAGCGGCGCACATGGGGCGGCTGGACGATCACGATCTCAACCTCGGTCGCACCGTCAAAGGCCCACTGCACCTTGCTGGTCTTGAGCGCCGCCGCGGCGTAGAACAGCCCCTGCTCGGACTCCTCGGCCTCGACCATCACCCCGTCGCCGAACTTCCAGTCAAGGATGATCGCGCGGTCGCCGATACGGCCCACTAAATCGGCGTTGCCGAAAACGCCTTCCAGCGCCTTGACGCCTTCAAACTCCACCTCGACCTCTTGAACGAACTGCATCTTTTGATCGGGGTCGATCTGGTCGAGCGCGTCAATGCAGAACTGCAGCTTCTCGGCCTGCTCGGGCGACAGGTTGTGCTTAGCGATCACGTCGCCCATCTCGCCATCGGCCAGCAGGTCTTCCATGCAGCCGTGCAGGAGCGTGCCCTCCTCGGCGTACTTGGACGATGCCTGCGGCGGCATCTTGGCAACGAGCGCCACACTGCCAGGGCAGTTGATGACGCGCTTGGCGGAGGAGCCGCCGACTACTTTACTGTGCTGCATGTGAACTCCAGTGAACTGATGAGGCTTGCAGTGTATCGCACAAAAAAGACTTGCACAAGACTTTTTGCCGCTGTAAAGTTACGGACGTGGCCAAACACAAAATTTCGGAGAAGACGATGCGTGAGAAAGATGTTGAGAAGCGGCTTGTTTTTGGGATAAAGGCCCTTGGCGGCGAGGCGTACAAGTTCTCGTCGCCCTCCCGCCGGGGCGTGGCCGACCGTCTGGTCGTGATGCCTGGTGGTCGCGTGTTTTTCGTGGAGGTCAAGACCGAGACGGGCAAGCTGTCGCCGTCGCAGGAATTCTTTCGTTCGGAGATCACCAATCTGGGCGGCAACTACGCCTGCGTCCACGGCGCAGCGGACGTGGATCGCTTTCTGCGTTGGGTGGTGAAGGTATGACCCGCGAAGAAGTAATGGATATGGCGTATGAAAGCGGAATGATTGCTGGATATGAAGGAGAGCCGGACCTGCTTGAACGCTTCGCCGCCCTTGTCGCTGCGCAGGAGCGCGAGGCGTGTGCGAAGGTGTGCGATGAACTTGCAGCAGAGCGACCAACCACTGGAGCGGGGAAGCTGATTGCACAGGAGTGCGCTGCCGCCATCCGCGCAAGGAGCCATGCATGAAACTGCGCCCCTACCAAGAGCAGGCCGCTGACTTCTTGTACGAGCACGACCGGGCGATGATCCTCGCGCCAGTGGGTGCAGGCAAGACAGCGATCACGCTGACGGCCATGCGCGACCTGGTGGAGGACGAAGGCATTCGCCCCCTCGTCGTCGCGCCGTTGCGGGTGGCCACCTCGGTCTGGCCTGTGGAGGCCACCAAGTGGGCGCCAAACCTCAAGGTGCGTGTAGCGGTCGGCACGCCCGCCCAGCGTAAAGCAGCACTTGACAGCGACGCTGACGTCATCGTCACCAACTACGACAACCTGCAGTGGCTCGCCGAACAGGACGTGCAGTTCGACGCGGTGGTGTTCGACGAACTCACGCGGCTGAAGAACCCCGGCGGCAAACGCTTCAAGGCGTTTGAGAAGGTCATCAAGTCCGTCGAGATCCGCTGGGGCTTGACAGGTTCGTTCACCAGCAACGGGCTGGAGGATGTGTTCGGGCAGTGCAAGGTGATCGACCAGAGCCTGCTGGGCCGCAGCAAGGGTGCGTTCATGCAGCAGTACTTCTACCAAAACAACCGCGGCACGCACACCGAGTGGGAGCCTCGGCCCGGCTCGCTGCCCGCCGTGATGCAGCGCATCAAGCCGGCCACCTATGTGCTGGAGCCTGGCGAGTACAAGGACAAGCTGCCCCCGCTGCACACGGTGGAAATGCCCTGCAGCATGGCGATGGACGACTACGCCAAGATGAAGAAGGATTTCGTGCTGCAGTTCAACGACGAGACGACCATTGCGCAGAACGCTGCGGTGGTCACGCAGAAGCTGCAACAGATGTCCAGCGGGTTCCTGTACACCGACAACGGGCCGCGGTGGTTGTCGCCGCACAAGTTCGACGCGCTGGACGACATCCTGTCGGAGAACCAGCACGCCAACACCATCGTCGTCTACAACTACGTAGAGGAGTTGAACGAATTGCGCAGGCGCTACCCCACGCTGGCGGCGATGGATGAGAAGTGGGACGTCATCGGGGGCTGGAACGCTGGCCAGGTGCGGCTGCTGGCTATCCATCCCAAGAGCGCCGGCCACGGGCTGAACCTGCAGCACGGCGGGCACCACATGATCTGGCTGTCGCTGCCGTGGTCGCTGGAGTTGTACGAGCAGACCATCGGGCGGCTGCACCGCAGCGGCCAGGCGCGTGACGTGTGGAACTACGTCCTGCTGACCGCAGACACCGTGGACCAGAAGATCTGGGCGGCGCTGCACGACAAGCAATCCCTTTCCCAACTGGCCTTGGAGGCACTGAAGTGAACAAGTTTGCGGAGCGGCTGAAGGTAGCGCGGGCCGAGCACAAGATTGCGCTCAAGGCGTTCAACATGGCGCAGCGCAGGCTGCATAGGGTGCTGGTCACCATCAACACACTGGAGAAGAAGCATGAACTGGCGATGGCTCAACGAGCACCTGTCAAGCAAGACTGAGCAGGAGGTTAGCGCCCTGCTGGAGCAGGAGCGCAAGACGCTGCGCCGTGTCACCATCTTGGAGCGGCTGCATCAACGCTACACCGTCCTGCGCGCTGCGCGGGAACGCATGGAAATTCTGAAGGAGGCAATCAAGTGATCCGCGACCACATCCGCCGCCTGTGCGGCAACATCAACCACGCTGAACTCATGCAGCGCGAACTCGACCAGGCCCACCGCAGCCTGCTGGAGGCCTACAGCGCCCGCGAATACGCCGAGGCAATGGTGACGTACCACCAGAATCGCATCGAACGCTTGCGCAACACGTTGGCACGGGAGGCAGCATGAGCGAGATGCCGAAAGGCTGTGACCAACAAGGTCGCTACCCCGAAGCCGCTGAGGCGGCAACTGAGATCGGTCAGGACGAGTCCAATTTTTACGGGCTAGAGTTCTGGAAGTTGGAGGTCATCGACGCTCTGATCTTCGCCATCGGATTGGTGGCGTGCGCTGGCGCTGTGGTGCTGGTGTTTGGTGGGGGTGCGGCATGAAGAAACTACCCAAAGGCCTTGACCAGCAAGGCCGCTACCCCGAGGCGGCTGAGGCGGCAACCGAGATCGGCGTTGATGACGCCCCTGAATCCTTGGGCACCCTGGTGGTGCTGGGGCTGTGCGTTGTTGTCCTTGTCGGTGCGATTGCGCTTGCGGTGGGGGTGTTGGTATGACCACCCTACGCGAAGCCGCCCAGCAGGCGCTGGAGGCGTGGGAGCACATCAACAAGTACGGCTTTGTCTTGGCCGATTACGAAGGCCCGATGGAGCAAGCCATCACAGCCCTCAAGGTTGCGCTGGAGCAGACGGTGCAGGAGCGCGAAAGCTACGAGCACACCTTGGCCTTGCAGCAGCGCAGCTACGAGCGAGAGATCGAGATCGAGGTGGAGGCCGAGCGCGAGGCGTGTGCAAAGGTGTGTGACGCCCGCTACATGGGCGACAACAACCGCGAAGATATGGAGGCGCGTAGGTGCGCCGCAGCAATCAGAGCAAGGGGCAACCCATGAGCATCGTCACCCACGTGGCGGTTTTCTTTGCCCGCAATCCCGAAGAAGAGCTGACAACCCACGACGTCGGCATCAAGTGGGACATAAAGCCCAACAACGTGGGCGCATCCCTGCGCTATGCCGAGCAAGCAGGCTGGGTCACCCGCACCAAGCGCGCCGACCCGACCACGCGGACCAAGTTCCGGTGGGTCTACACCGCTGGCCCGCTGCTGCTACAGAACCCGCTTGGTGAGCGCGAGGCGGCTATTTCGTCACACCCTTGAACTTCTCCACCGTGCGAAGCCCGCCAATCCCCAACATGCCGGTGATGACGACCCACAGCAGATCAAGGTTCAGCGTGGGTGGTGTGGGCCAGCCCTTGATAGCTGCCAGCCAAGCCAGCAGCGGCTGCAGGATCGTGGCGTAGATGAATCCTGCACCACCGGCCCACCCGAAAAACGGGCGCCAGCCGGCCACGAACACGCTGGCGTGACTGGCCTCGCGGGCGTTGATCTCAAGCTGTGCGATGGTCTGCTGCAGTTCACCCTGCGCGGCCATCCGCACAAGCTCCATCTCAGCGGCTTGCTTCTGCGCCGGGTCAGGCACAAACCGATCCAGCAGCGTCTTGCCGATCTCAAGGATCGGGCCGAGGATCAGCGGATTCACGTCAGGTTTCCATCAAGTCAGCGATACGGCGAGCCCAACCGCGCGAAAAGGCAGGCCAGTTGGCCAAGTTGGTCATGAAGCGCAGTCGCTGCGCCAGCACCCGCAACCGCAACGCGTTCATGTCCTGCGCATACGCTGCGGCCAGCGTCTTGGGGCCGATGATGCCGTCAGCTTCCACACCCAGCGCCCGTTGTAGCCACAGCGTGGCTTGACGCGGGCCCGAGTTCACCGCGGCGTCGAACGTGGCGTAGCGGATGCCTGGCGGCAGATCGTCAGCGCGGATCGGCTTCCAGTACCGCTCAAGATAGATCCGCTTGGCCAGATCCAGCGGCAACTCGCGCATGTCGCCCTTGTAGCCGACCTCGCGGGCCACCGCCTCGGTCACCCCGAAGCGGGTCTTGCCTCCGGGGTCAGCCGGGTGATCGCTGAAGTCGCCTTCGTGGCCAAGCAGCAGCGCGAACGCAGTGTCGAAGTTCATTTGCCAGGCCAGTGAGTAGCGACCCAAGACACGATGCCGCCGAACGCAGACGCGATGGTCATGCCCATCCAGAAGCCGCCCTTGCCCTTGTTGGCCAAGGCCAGCAACTCCTTGATGTCACTCTGCATCGCTGCCACTTGGTCTTCCAGTGTCTTGACCTGGCCGATCAGCAGACCGAATTTCACGGGGTCGATGTCGCTCATGGTGCTAAGGCGTTTTGGTTTTGGGACTCGGGGGCGAGGGCGTTGACCGTAGGCATGACTGTTGACGGCGCAATCTTGGCCGCTTCAGTCACGCCTCGGCCCAATGGATTCTGCATCAACTTGGACACGCGCAGACGCTCCGCGCCTGACAGCGTACTGAGCAAATCCTCTGCGCCCTGCGGCGTCTTCAGCGCCTGCGTCAGCGTGTCCAGCGTCTTCTTGCCGACCGCTTCTTCCAGCAGTTGCAGTGACCTGTTGGTGTTGGTCACCCACGCGCTCAGATGCGACGGCAGGCGGAACTTGGAGACGTTCTGGCGCAGCAACTCGCGCAGCGCGGCTTGGCCTTCGCCAGCCTGTTCCTTGACCGATACCTGCTTGATGCGTTGCTGGGCCTGCGCACGCAGCGTTTCCAACGTGGAGTCAGCCACCTCGGTGGCGATGTTGTAGTTGCCCTTGCCGAGAAATTTCTCAACCACTTCGGGCGACTCGTTCTGCACCAGTTTTACAAAGGCGTCCTTGTCGGTCTTCCACAGCCGCGCCGCCTCGCCCACCAGCTTGCGCTCGGAGATCTGCTGCATGCCCTTGGTGTAGTCGGCGAGGTACTGCCGGTAGCCCGTGCCGCCAGCCGACTCAATGGCGTCGATCAGCGCGGGCTTGATTTCGGACAGCACGCCAGCGGCAAGGTTGCGCTGCGCGGTGGCGTCCATGCCAGGCCGCAACTGCTGAATGGCCGCGTTGACGGAGTTCTTGCGGATGGCGTCAAGGGCGCGGGCGTCGATGACGCCGCCGCTGCTTGTCCACTTGGCGATGTCATCAGTGACGTTCTTCAACGCGCCGCTGATCAGATCGTTGCCGGCAAACTCAGGGTTGCGCCCCGCCGCTGTCAGGCTGCGGATCAGCGGCTCGCCCTCCAGCGGCTTGATGCCGACCGAGCGCAGCGCATCCGCCGCTCCTTGCGCGAAACGGGCGCCTTGGCCGAGGTCAAGTGAAGCGTTGGCGGCTTGGCTTGACCATTCGTTGAACGCCTTGTCGGCCAACTCGCCAAAGTGCGTGTATTTGGTGGCGCCAACCGGCAGGCCGCGCTTGATGAGGTCGAGCCGCGCCCAAGCCTCGGCAGCGTTGCCGGCGCTGATCAGGTCGCGCACTTTCTGCACTTCTGCCGCAGCCTCAGCGCCGAGTTTGCCAGCCTGCGCTTCGTATTCCGCGACCGCTTTGCCAAGGTTGGCGCGACTCAACGCCGCTTCGCGCTGCGGGCCGGTCATGGCGTTCAGCGCATTCTTGGCCGACTCGACAGTGGCGCGGGTTTCGGCAGCGGTCGTACCGCCAGCCAGTTGCGCCAACGCATTGCGCGACTCACGCTCGCCCAGCAGGTTGAACTTGCGGACGAACTGCGGATCGCGCTCCAACGAACGCTGGATCAGCGCCTGCCAAGTGGGGTTCTCAATACCCGCAGTGATCTCGGCCACACTGGCGTTGGGCGGCGCGTTGCGCAACGTGCCGATCACCGTTTCCAGATCGCGCCCGAGCGCCTGCTTGGCAATGTCGGCGGCTTTCTGCTTGGGGATCTGCCGCAGATCAGCGATCTTGCCGGCGGCACTGCCAAGCGCCTGCACGGCACCGCGCCCAACACCCTCCATCAGACCACCAACGCCGACGTCTTGCGCAGCGCCGAGAATGGCCTGTGGTGCGGATGTCGGCCCCTGCCGGTAGCCGAGCGCCGTCTCTAGGGTGTCCAGCCCGCCCTTGGCCAGCCCATAGCCAAGGCCGGCGCCACCCACAACACCAAGGGGGCCAGCAGGCGTGCCCAGCACCGCGCCGCCCGCGCTGCCCAGCGCCTCGACTGAAGGTCGTACAAACTGAATGGCATCTTGCCCGGTTGGGCGAGCACCCAGAATGCGCCGACCAAAAGGAACTTCAGATGACACCGCAGGCGGGGCTACCATACCCGGCGCTGCGCCGGGGATCTGGCCTGCGGGGGTTGCGGGTGCGGCTTGCCGACCACCGTCAAGCGACTTGACAGTCTTGCCAAACTCCTTGGTTGCGCGGGCTTGCACCGCGTCAGGCGTAACGTCATCAGGCGCGCCGCGGTAGACGTGCGAGGTGCCGTCGTCGAAGGTGACCGTGATGTCGCGCGGCATTACCAGTTACTCACAGTTGCGCCAGACTTGGTGGCTGCAGGCGCTGCGTTTGGTGCGCCGCCGCTTTGCCGGTACTCGTAAGTGTCTTCAAACGCTTCCCGCGCTCGCTGCCTGACAAGTTTGGCGTTCTCGGCCGCGCGCAACAGCGCCTTTTTGACGCTTTCTGTAGCCTGTTCCCGGCCAATTTCGGCGAAGGCTTGCTTGAGTTGCGCGCCTTCTACGTTTGATACGTTACCCAAAGCACCCCCGGTCGGGGACGCCGCACGCATGTTTTGCAATTCCGAGAAGCCGCCGCGAGCCACGATTTTGTCGTACAAAGCCTGCGCTTCTCTAGCTTGGGGAGTCACACTCGGGGTGCGCCCGTAGACAACGCCCGTGATTCCAGTAAGCCCGGGATGGGCAGCAAGATTTTCCAAGTCCGCGACAAGATCACCCATCGTAGTTTCAACCGTGGCGACCGCCTGCTTGGCTTTCGGGAACAGCGCTTCGCGCTTCTGACGTTCTTTTGGCGTCAGGCCCTCCATGAACTGCGGCGGCGTCATGCCAACCGCTTGATCACGCGGTACATACTTCACTTGGCCAGTGGCCGGGTCAACCACAGGAATCGGCGCTGGCGGCTCCCTGGGTTCACGCGGTTGCGGCGGCGGGCGGCTGGCCAATGCGATGCGCGTCTTTTGCGCTTCTTCTTCCGGCGTCAGCAGCTGCGATGAGCGCGGCGTAAGTTCCTTCGGCAGCGTACTCACCAGCGCCTTACCCTGCTCACGAATGCGGGGGTCAGGGCTGAGGATCATCTGCTGCGCCATCTCGCGAGTAATGCCCGCGGGCGCGGCGGCAGCGGGCGGCGCAGCCAGAGCATTGGCGGGGGCAACAGGCGCCGCAGCGCCCGGCAGGCCAAGACGATTGGCTTCAGCCGTGTAGGATTCCTTTTCCTCCAACGCTTGGACCGTCTTGGTCATCATCTGAATGGCGTTGGGGTCGCGGGACTTGATTGCAAACGCCAAGCCCTGACGCGCCGTGGCCATATTGAGCGGCGTGTTGTTCTGCGCAAACAGCGCGCTGACTTTCCCCAAATACTCATCGGCCTCGGCTTGCCTTACGGCAGCAGCGCGGCGGGCTCTCGCCTGCTCCTCGCGGTCAGCGGCCATCGCTTGACGTTCGCCGCGCTGCGCCAGCATGTTCTCGCGCTGCGCCAGCATGTTCTCGCGCTGCATCGCCATCTGTTCGACTTGCGCCTGACGCAGCATGTTGCGCTCCTGCTGCGCCTGCGCGGCCTGCTGGCCGGCTGCGAACTGCTGGCCGAACGAAGGAACTTGCGAGAGGATGCCGAAGTTGAGTGCCATGTCCGTTCCTTACGGGCGAGGATAACCGAGGTACTGGCCGCCCAAGTAGCCTAGATCGCCAAACGCCCTGCCATACGCCGCGCCTTGCGCCAGCAGCGCGTTGCCTGCGGTTTGCCCCTGCTGCATGGCGAGGTTGCTCAAATTGGTCGCGGTGTTGGCCATCAGGTTACCGGCTTGGCTGCCGTAATTCTGACCCGCAGCCGTCAACTGCTGCGCCGTCGTGCCGCCGATGCCGGCCAGCCCAGCCAGACGGTTGTACTGATCGGCCTCGCGTTGGCGCAGCGCGTTGTAGCCGGTCAGCGCCCGGCCATACATATCGCTCTCACGCGAACGCAGCGCGTTGTAGCCGGTCAGCGCCCGGCCATACTGCTCCTGCTCCCGCTGCCGACCGATGTCGTAGCCGGTCAGCCCGCGCCCGTACTCCTGCGCCTCGCGTTGGCGGGCGATGTCAAAAGCGGTCAGCCCCCGCCCGTACTGCTCTTGCTCGCGCTGACGCGCTGCGCCGTATTCATTGAAGGCCCGACCGTAAGCGTTGCCGAACTCCTGAGACGCCATCTCTTGGCCAAAACGAGTCAGCGCCTTGCCAGTACCGCCGCTCAGCAGACCGCCACGCGCAGCAGCGCTGCGCTCCAGCGCCTTCAGGCCCTCGCTCAAACGGAACCCGTAGCCAGGATCGGCTTGGAAATTCTCAGCGGTGAACTTGAACGCTTCTGGCGGCTGCCCACCGTACTCAAATGTCGGCTGCTGGCCGGTGTACTGGAACGCTGCCGGCTGCTGGCCGGTGTACGAAAACTGAGGAATCTCGCCGCCATACTGGAACGCTTCCGGCATGGCGTTGGTGCGCTGCTGCATCTGCGCAAGCGCGTTGGTGCCGGCTTGGTAATACGGCTGCTGACGAGCAACCGCCTCGTCATACATCCGCGCCTGCAGCGCCAGCGCCTCACGCTGCGCGTCGCGCTGCATTTCCGCCGCCCGCGTAGACGCCGCAGCGGTTACTTCCGCTGCCTCTTTGGCGGACTGCCCTTGCGTGTAACCGCTGATCAACGAGCCGATGGCTGGCAACAAGTACGCGAACGGGTCGGTAGTTGCACCGCCGGGAGGCGTAACGCCGGGCGGCGTGCCGGTGGGGGTTGTTGCAACAGCGGGTGTGCCGCCGGGTGGCGTACCGCCGGGAGGCGTACCGCCGGGAGGCGTACCGCCGGGAGGCGTACCGCCGGGAGGCGTACCGCCGGGAGGCACAATTTGCGTTGCGGCAAGATCAGCCGCAGCTAATGCGTCTGCGGCGGTTCCGCCAGCAGCCATAACTGCGTCATACGCGGCGGTCTGCGCGCCAGTCATACCGAAATCAGCAGCCGACATGCCTGCAAAGCCAGCAGACGGCGTGATGCCCGACGCGGCAGCAGCAGCGTTGTACCCGTAGCCTGGCGTGCCAATGGCGGCTTCCAGCGCAGCGGGCGTCAGGTTCGTAGCACCAGCGCCAGCACCAGCCCCGGCAGCAGCACCCGGGCCAAAAATGCTGGCTTGCCCCAACCCTGCGCCTAAAGCATTGACACCTAGAGCGGCCAACGCCAGCGGCGCCACATCCTTACCAATGCTGCCGGCGTGGCTTACCAAACCACCAAAGAATCCGCGATCTTTTTCCCCTTCGTACGTACCAATTACTTGCCCCGTTGTCGGGTCAAGCGTCTCATAGGTGTTCTGACCGGGGGTGTGGCGCTGGATGTAGGCCAAATACCCACCTTCCATGACGCCGCCTTCGCCCGCAGTTTGACCCTCAAACACAGGTGAATACGTTATGCCATTGATGATCTGCGAGCCTTTAGACCAGTCAACAGACCGAAGATCGATTGCCATGTTTTACCTCACCCGATGCGCCAGTTGGTGCCGTCGCTGTACACAGGAACGCCGTTCGCCCCACCGGCAGCCACAATCGACGCGAACGTCGTGGCGTTAGCGTCCGTCACAAAGGCCCGCGCCCCAGCGCCTGCGGTGGCCGCAGCCGGAAGTGTAGCCACCGTCAGCGTGCCGTGATTGAAATACTTGACGCTGAACGTGAGCGTCAGGCCAGGGATGCGAAACGACGTGACGCTGCTATTGCCGATTGTCACCTCGTTGCTGACCGTGGCCGACGAGACGTCAGCGTCGTGGCCGATCATCGTGTTGTTGGACCCCGTGGTCAGCGCGTTGCCCGCCAAGTAGCCGATGGCCGTGTTGTTGGCTCCCGTGGCCAGCAGCAGCGCGTCGCTACCGAGCGCGGTGTTGCCAGCACCTGTCAACGCCGCGTTCAGCGCCCGGTAGCCAACCGCCGTGTTGTAGTTGGCCGTGGTGGCAGTCGTCAGCGCGCTGTAACCCACAGCCGTGTTGTAGTCGCCGCCCGTGTTGGCGTCCAACGCCGAAGCGCCGACCGCCGTGTTCTGGATGCCGTCCGTGTTGGCCGTCAGCGCGTCGTAGCCGGTCGCGGTGTTGTTGGTGCCGGTCGTGTTGGAGTCCAGCGCCGTGTTGCCGACCGCCACGTTGGTGGCGATCTGGTTGCCGCCTTGGCCGACCGTGACGCCGACCTCTTTGGTCAACTCATACGAAGCGTAGATGTTGTCGTCCGTCTTGATTAGCACGCCCGTAGACGTCTGCAGCACGAACTTGTACGACGCACCTGCCGTCAGCCAAATCTGCGCTGGCGTGCGGCCAGCGCTGTCCAGCACGATAGGGTTGGTGTTGTTGGTAACCGCAGACGAACTGGTGTACGTCGACACGGGCGTGGTGGTGCCAGCGCCGTAGGTGTATATCAGCCCGCCGTTGAGCGGCACACCGTTGTTGTCGAAAAACTGAGCGCCTGCGCCCGCGTACAAGGAAAGGCTGACCGCCATAGTGTCCTCTTACTGTTGAACCTGAGTGACTGCCACCCACACAGAAGCAGCGGAAGGTGCGTAACCCGTAGCCGCCACTGCCGACAGCGAGAGTGCAGTATTGTCAACCGCCCACATCAACTGAATGTAATCGTTTGCCGCCAATGAAACGACTTCGGACGTTGATATTGTGGCGTACCCGTTGTTGGAGTCAACTGACACGATAGCGGCGCTGTGGTCCAAGTCGGTTGCGCCGTTTAACCGATACCAAAACCGCGCGTTTTTCAAGGACGAACTGGTAGACGACAACTGATACCGGGCCGAGAACTGGTACAGGCCCGACTGCGGGACTTGAAGCCGGTCAGTCGGTGAGCCGGTCAGAGTCACCCCGCCAGCCACCTCAGTGTTGGTCAGCGCGATTGGGTACGCCGTGTCGATCGCCGCGGCGCTCAGGTTGGTGGTGCGGGTGAACTCGCCGTAGTACGACTCCTGCTCAATCGTTGGCCGCACAAAGATGACGCCTGTTGTGGCGCTCTTAATCAGCACTGCGGCCAGCGGGATCACGTTGTTCGGCGCGGTAGGCTTGACGTTGGTGAACGCCCCGGCCACTGTCGGGCTGGCGTACAGAATGTCCCCGACGTTGAACGCGCTGGTGTCGATGCCGCTGACCTCGCCCCACACGCAGCACAGCCCCGTCGATCCGCTGTCAGGTATCTGCTCGGCCAGCACTCCAAGAATGAACAGCGTGGGCGTGCTGCCGTTGGCGAGGTAGGGTGTAACTGACAGCACGTTGTTGCTGCCCACGCCCGCAAAACCCACCGCCGTGCCTTTGGCCATCGTAAACCCGGTGGAGTTTTGCACGATGGTGTATTGACGCAGCGCAGAATTCTCAACTGAAGATTCCAGCAACTGAAAGAAGCGGAACCAGGCGCGGGTGGTCAGCGCCCCAGCATCTACCAGCGGGTCACGCGAAGCCGGCACGCGGGGGGCCAGTTGCATGTCACGCCCTCGTCGGAGACATCAACACTTCGGCCCCCATGATGGCGATCTTCACGGGGTCTGTGCCGCTGATTTCGTACACGCGGTCGCGCAGTTTCAGCGTCATGCCCAACCGGCGCCAAAACACGCGGTGGTAATACTCGCCGATCTTGCCCATGCGGGACCAGTGCTCGTTAGACCAGGTGTGACCGCCATCGTCGCTCCAGCGCAGCATGACCTTGGGATCAGCCCCCAGCACCGTGCCGGCGCTGGTAGACGCGATGTAGTCGCCGTTTTCCAACAGCAAATAGTCGCCATCTTCAAGCAGCAGCAGGAACGTCTCAGAGTCCAACACGCCGACCCCCGCCTCACAGTCAAGCTGCAGCGTGTGATGCGCCGTACGACGCAGGTCGTTCTGGCCGGTCGGCAACGCCCGCCACGACCGCAGCCAACGCTGGATCGCATTGTTGTCGCTGTAGATCTCGGGGTCAAAAGCGTACACAAGGCCGTTGAGCCAATCGCCGACCAAGATCTCGTTGTTGAAGTTGGCTTGGCAGTTGCTGCGGTGCCGCACAAACTTCACGCCGTCCCACCCCGCACGCTCATGCCACGCGCCAGTCGTGGCGTCATAGCACCACGTTGCGTTGGCGGTAGGGAACGTGAGGATGTAGAACAGGTGGCCGTCTTGCTGGTACGAGTACCCGATGGCGTCGTTGATGACGTCGTACTGCTGGATTTGCCACTCGATGGCGTGCGTGCTGATGCGCTGGGCGTTGTAGCCGTTGTTGCGGTAGATGATGCCGTTGCCGCGAATATCGGACCCCAGCCAAAACACCGAGTTGTCCAGCTTGGCCACGCTGTACGGCGCCGCGCAACCAACTTCCATGAACGCGCCCGCGATGCGTGCGAGCGGAAAGTCAGCCAGGCCAGCGTTGTACCAGACCTCCACCGTGCTGGTGCCAAATAGCCACACCTCGCGGTGATTGACGTTCAGCGCCACCACATCGTCCGGGTTGCCCTCGGCGCTGGCAAAGTCCAAGGGGTCGATTTGCGTGCCGTCGTTGAGCGACGTCACCCAGAACCGTTGGCTGTTGGGCTGGTTGAAGACAAAATAGCCGTCGAGGTAGCCAACAGTCACGGCGCCGGGAAAGTCAGGGTCCGTGATCTGCTCAAAAACGCCCGTGCTGGCGTTGTAGATGAACGCGCTGGGGTTGCAGGCGACGAACAACTGCTCGCCGTTGTCCACCATGCTGACCGGCCCGCTGCCGTCGATGTAGCCTAAAAACGACGTGTTGTAGTTGCCGTCGGCTCGGTACAACTCTCCGCCCGACGCAACGTACAAGTAGTCGCCAAACTTCCACAGCCCGCGTATCGGCCCTTGGCCGACTGGAAACACCTGCCGCAAGCCAGCGCATCGCTGCAGGAATGCCGGTTCCTTGCCGCCTTCCAGCACAACTTCCGGAAACAGGTTCACCATGCGGCTGTCCGCAGCATTGACGCTGCGGGCCACATAGCTGGAGCCGAGGATCGGCGTTTTCATCAGTAGTTGCCGGCGTACACGTTGAACCGCTGGCGAGTAGCCACCAGCGAGTACGGCAGGCTCATGATGTCGTCCGGGTTGTTGATGCGCTTCAGGTTGCGCTTGGACGTCATGGCGATGCGTTGCACTTGCGGGCTGGGCTCGACGCCAAACTCAGGCGCGATCTCCATCGCCAAGTTGTAGACAAACGCTCGCAGGTAGCCTGGCGGGAACGACAGCACCGTAGACAGTGTGGCTGGCTGCGACAGCTCCTCCACCGATATGAAATGCCACTCCAGCAGCCGCGTGGGCACCGGGTAGATGTACATCTCGATGTCGGGGTACGTCATGTTGACCCACAGCACCTGCGGGTACGTTGACGTAACCGTCTTGACCGCAATGCCGTTGTATTGCTGCTGGTTGATCAGCTTGATGCCGAAACTGACGTTCGTGCTGGGGTCGCGGAAGTACGTCGCGTCGTCCAGCAGGATGGGCCGGTTGCCCACAAAGTCGCCCGTAGGCCCCAGCGTGCGGCTGATTGTGCTGGTAGGCCAACTGAAAACTTGATCCTGCGTCGAGAACACCGACAGCCGTTCGGTGTTCCACGATTCAATCATTTGGTTCAGCGCCGTCAGCGAATCCTGCATGACGGCAGCAGAAGACGTTTCGCCCTCTGCCAAGACGCCCAGCAGACGCAGGGCGCGGTTGATCTGGTCACCCGCGGTGGTGGACATGCTCGGGCTCCTTGCGACGGCGGCGGCCCAGCGTGTTCACGGGCGGCGCGGTGTCGGGTTCATCCTCGGTGCCGGGAGTATACCGCTCCCATCCGCTACGCTCATCGTAAACCGCTTCCATTTCCAGCGTGGCGATCTTGGCGCCATGAATGGGGTGACGCAGATAGATGTTGGGCATAGAGAAGACGGGGGCCGAAGCCCCCGTTTTGCTTACGAGGTCATGATGACCCAGTTAGTGCCGTCGCACACCAGCATGGCGTTGGCGCCCGCCGTCCCCGCGAGGATCGCGGTGCCGGGAGTAGCCGAGCTAATCGGCAGCACGTTGGACGACGCAGACACGACGGTCTGGGCAGCAATCGTCTTGATCCACACCACGCGGCCAGTGTTGGCCGACGCAGTGGGGAACGTGACGGTGATGCTGCCCGCGCCGTTGCAGACGACGAAGTTTTCCGTGTCAGCCAGAGAGAACGAAGCCGCCTTGGTGACGGGCGCGTTCAGATCCAGTTGCGTGCCGTTCAGAACACCCGTGACCGCGACCGAAGCGCCAGTGATGGCGCCCGTGACGGTCACGCTCTCGAACAGCGGGTCGGCGTAGGCAACGCCGATTGCTTTGGTATCAGGCATGATGCCTCCTTATCAGGCCACGCGATACAGCGTCCAAGCACCCGCGGCGCTCTTGCGAGCAACCATGCTTGCGCCGGTCGTGACGGGGATCGTCATGGTCAGCGAACCCGAGACAGTCCAGCCGGTGCCCGCGGCGATGATCGCGGTAGCGGAAGACGTGCCGAGGTTGACCACACGGAAGGTGAACGTGGTGCCAATCCGGTCAGAATTGATCAGCACGTTTTCCAGGTCCGTGACCGTGGGCAGCGTGTAGGTCTGGGCCGCGGCGGTGACACCGCTGTTGGCCAAGATCAGACCGTTCAGCACTTGCGCGGGGGTCAGGGTTGCAGTAGCGGTAACCGCCACCGGATCTGCGGTCAGGTCAATGAACGGGTCGTTGACGTTGCCGTCACCAAGCTGGTAGCCACCAGCGCCATTAGGGAGAGCCATGATGAGTTCCTTTCAGATGAAGTTCAGAACGGGGGCCTTAGCCCCCGTTTCGGTTTAGCCCCAGAGACGGCAAGCCATCTGCGGACGGATCACGCCGTAGCCGTACAGCACGTCGATCCGGCAGGGCATCCGGTCGTTGTTGATGTCGTACTGACGCACGACACGCAGGCTGATGCCGTTGTGGTTGGCGCGGCTGGCCATGTCCACGCCTTGCGGCAGAAGCAGGTCGGCGGTGGCAAACGTGATGGCGTCCTTGTGGTAGACCAAGTTCTGCGGGTACTGCGTGGACGCAGCGCCGATGAACGTGACCGTTTGGCTGTTGGCCGGCAGAGAGCTGACGGTGGCCAGCGCCTGG